ACGTGGATGTAAAGACTCCAGCTATTAGCATGATGTATCTTATTAGGGCATATTAATGAAGTTTCTACAGAAAGAGAGATCTAAGTTAGGTAATGCACCTGGTACTATTATTAACTGGGGTGTTAGTATCCCTGATAATGATCCTAATTTTGCACAGATTATAGACAAGTTACCAGCAGGTTACTTGAGATGTGATGGTTCTGTTTACGATGAGAGAGATTATCCAGAGCTTGCAAGGATACTTGGAGTCGGTGAAACATCATTGTATAAAAAATCTGATCAAGCTCTTGCTGCTACTCAGTTTCAAGTTCCTGATCTAGGATCAAAACATATAGAAGCTGCTTCATCATCTAATGTAGGATCATATAGAAATATTGATAAGGTTGTTGGTACTGGAGAAAATGCAACAACTATTAAGAAAGCAGGTGTTGGTGTTGAGATGTTCTCTAATGTTGGTAACACTGCTAATATAGGATTTAATGGTGCATTTACTATACCAGCACAGACTTTTGATATGATTGGTTCAATAGGTTGGACACTTCCAACTACTACTGAGACTACATCAGTACCTGCTGGTGCTATAGGATCACATGGACACTTTTCTGGTGGTACTAGAGTCGCAGTAAAAGAGAGTGCTGAGTATCCTAATAGATCTACACCATATTATAGATCAGCAGCTGATGTTAACCTTACTGCTGAATCTGCTGAGAGTTATGGTGGATTGTGTAATGAAGTTGCTAGACATTATTGGCAGGCTACAGTAGCTGGATTTTATCAAATTGGTGGACCTGGTATTTGTAATGGTGGTAACTGTGCATCTTTCAGAAATCATTTCTTAGGATATGCTAGTCAGAGTGGTGCTCATTTAACGATTCAAAACAATACATATCCAGCAGCAAGTAACTGGACTCCAGATAAAACAATATCTGGTAGTGATGTAGTTACATCAAACTCATGGCCTAATAACGAACCAGCACCTGGTATAAATGTCGGTTTGCAAAGACCATATGATACTGTTAATGATGATGTATCAGATCCAGTATATCCTACTGCGAGGAATGTTGAAGAAACATGTGGAGTTCCCCCAGGATCAGATACACTTGATGCTACACTACACTCTCATATTATTGATAGAGAGATAGGTGATACTGATTATGAATGTACCACTCAAGTTGCTACTATGAGACCAGATGGTCTGGAAGCATCTGTTAACATAAGTACTTCTGGTGTAAATAAGTTTGATGATGTTGTTTCACCATACATTGTTATGGAATTTCTAATAAAGTATTAACATGCCTAGAGAAAGAGGATCCTTCCACAATCATTATTCCGACATGAGCAATGACTCTGGTATGCCTATTGGAGCTATCAAGTCTGTTTTTGTAGGTGCATATGATGCATCTGATTCTACTGATGCAGCAAAGGTTGAATACCAATATCCTGGTTGGTTATATTGTGATGGAAGACAATTAAATATTGCTGACTTCCCTTTATTATATGATGCATTACAGAATAAGTATGGTGGAACTGCTCCTACTTTAGTTGATCTTAGAGATTGGGGTGATAACACTCAACTCACTGGTACATTTAAGTTACCAGACATGAGGATGAAGAGAGTTAATGGTCCTGATGGTATTGATGGAGCTGGATCACAGACACCAGACTTATCTACTATGGAAGTGGGTATGACTGGTGGTGAATGGTATATTAGCAGAGCTAGGCAACTTGAGGAGTATGGGTTTGGGACAGTTCGTGTAACTGGATATAGTGCTGTAACAGGATTTGTTAAAGGAACATTGTCTGGTCAAGCAGTTATAAAGATTGGACCTTTACAACCACATACATTAAGTGGACCACCACCACACGCCCATTTAGTTTTAGGTAGTGAAGCAGGACCACAGACATATGAAAAGGGTCTTGCGATGGATGATACTAAATCACCAAACTATGTTACCAATAGATCTCCAATTCAACAGTGGGTTCCTGAAGAGAGAGGATATGCTGCTGAACACTCACATTATTTCTGTGAATATAGACCAAGAAGAGGTATAGATCCTGGAGCAGGTACACAAGCACAGTATTCGTATGATATATCTCCAACATATTCACATGAACATAATAGTGGTACTGCTGCAGATGCAGTTGGTCAAGAAGAATGGACAACAGCAGGTACTCATAGTTGGACAGCACCTGCTGGTGTAACGTCTATCTGTGTTGTATGTGTTGGTGGTGGTGCTGGTGGTTGTGCTGGTTTAGTTGGTGGAGGCGGTGGTGGCCTAGGATATAAGAATAACATCACAGTGTCACCAGGCTCTAGTTATACAATAGTCGTAGGTGCTGGTGGTACTGGTACAGATGACCCATACCCAACAATTTGGCCTGAAGGTGACGATAGTTATTTCATATCTGCTAGTACTGTTAAAGGTGGTGGTGGAGGTTCGACATCAGGTTCAACTACATCTAGGGATGGTGGTGATTTTGTTGGAGATGGCGGTGGTAATGGAGGATTTGCTACTACATTTGGTGGAGGTGGTGGTGCAGGTGGATATTCAGGTGATGGTGGTGGAGGTAATACTCAAGGTGCTGTTGGACCTATTGTTTCTGGTGATGGAGATGGAGGTGGTGGTGGTGCTGGATCACATACTTACTTGACTATTGCTGGAGCTGGTGGTGGTGGAGTAGGATTAGAAGGACAAGGAGCTAATGGTACAAGAGGTAATCCAGCTAACCAAGAGACTCCAGGTGGATCTATGACTGGTGGTGGTGGAGGTTCTGGTGGTGCTTCTGGTGAAAGTACAACTGCACCTGAACAGAATAATAATAACTGGGATATAACTCATCCAACAACAAATACAACTGCTATGTGGTCTACATTTATGCAACAGTATGGTATTTGTAAGGCTAGAGTTATAGATCCAACTAATCCAGATCCATATCTAAATCAGTTAACATTTGGACAGCGTTTAGTTACTCTTACTGCAACGACACAGGTATGGATAAGGGTTCAGGCTGATGATACTGCTGATGTTTTTTGGGATGGAGTACAGAAAAATACTAGTCCAATAACTGATGGTACTGCTGATACTAATATTGATCTTGGTACTGTTGCTGCTGGTACATATAAATTTGGATGGAATCTAACAAATACTGGAACCACAACAGGAGGTATCAATGCTAATCCAGGTGGTATAGCATGGCAGTTAAGTAGTGCTAGTGGTGGACTTGGAACTGTGTTCGCAACCTCACAAGATGCTACTGGATCCACGTCACCATATACACACTGTGATGGTGGAAATGGTGGTGCTGTTGGTGGAGGAGGAGGTTCGTGTTCTAATACTCCTGTTAGTACAGACCCTCAAGCTACCGCAGGTAATGGAGGAGTTGGTGGAGTAAGAATCATGTGGGGACCTGGAAGGTCATACCCTGCAACTCTTGCAGCAGATCAAACTCCTGTAGATGGTACTGATCCAGGTACTAGTGATGCATACTCTAATCCTTATGGTAAAAATAAGATGAATGAGAATGTAAATAATGAAAATGGTCAAGCAGTATCATTCTTCATTGATAAAACTTTGTCGGTTACACCATCTGCGGCTGCAATGACTGTAAATGATGGTACACTTACAATGACTGGTGCTGAACAAATAACAGTATCTGCTGGTATTGTTCCACGCACACCTATCCCACTTGTGTTAAAATACTTTAGAGTAAAATATCTTATTAAAGCTTGGTAAATTAAATTATGGCAATTACATCATCTGGTGCATCGAACTACGTTGAGATGGTTACACCTATAGTACCCATGAACTTAATGGGTGAGAGAGGCGAGTTTGATGATTTCATAGGAGTATGGGAGAACTTTGTTCCCCCTGCTTTTTGTAACGATCTTATTAATTTCTTCCACACTTGGCAACAGCAAGCACTCATCACTAATCATGAGAGAGACATGCCTCTTACTGATCCATATTCAGGTGAACAACATGCTATGCCTGGTAACAATCAGTTCAAGACAAGAACATTAGGTCGTAATGATGTTGGATGTATGTTAGACTGCTTAAGTGGTACTCTTTCAGCTCAAGTTAATCAATATTTACAATCTACATTAAACCATTATTGTACAACATATGATTCACTAGGGTCAGTTCCTTTAACGTCTTGGCATGTTAAGATGCAACAGACTCCAGAGGGAGGTGGTTACCATGTATTTCATCATGAGGATGGATCATATAATGAAGCAAATAGAACTGCTACATGGATGATATATCTCAATGAAGATTTTGAAGGTGGTGAGACTGAGTTCTTCTATCAAAAGAGAAGGATTAAACCTACCACAGGTACAGTAGTAATATGGCCTGCTGGTTATACACACACTCATAGAGGTAATTTGGTTCTCAAAGGAACTAAATATATTGTAACAGGCTGGTTCTATCAACAACCCGTATAATAAAAATGTCTACGCTCAATAATAACTCATTAATTATTAGTGGTACTAACAGAGTCATAACTCGTGGTACTACAACCAAAACAATATCAGATACTGATTGGACTACTTATATTGCTCCTATCCTAGATCCTTTATGGAGTACTGATAAGGATAGGTTACAGACATTTAAGTATTTTGATAATCCAGAATCATATACTTGTAATAAGAGTAAGTATGTTCGTAATCATACTACTGGTGAATATTTCTGGAAGGATTATATATTTGATGAACCAAATTTAACAACAGCAAAGGATTTTGTTGATAAGATAAAAGAAGCATTTGATGCTATACTATCAGTACAGATAGATGATATAGACAAGAAGTTTGATAGAATAATTGAAAGAGAGAGTGGGTTAAGCTTAACAAGAATAAAAGCATGGAGAGATTTCTTCTTACATACAACTGATTGGACAATGCTTGAAGATGCACCTGTTACTGCTGAAGAGAAAGTACAGTGGAAAACTTATAGAGCAAAGGTTAGAGAATTGCCTGATGCATTTGAGAGTGGTATACATGTGCTAGCTAAGATTAATATTCCTATTGATCCAGCTATCTACAAGAAGCATTTCTTACCTCATAATGCTGGTGTTGGGTATCTAGCAACTGATGAACAGTACATTCAGTTCCCACCAGATGCATCAAGTACCACTGCTGATATGGATTCTATGGATTATATTATGCATGAGTATGTTAATTTGGCGTTGAAGTTCTCAAGACCTGCACCACATTATAATGTACCATCTTCATCACACTTGACTGATCCTGTTGAGATATTAATTGCTCAGATAGAAGAAGATCAGAAAAAACTAGATGAAGCTAAAGCTGCTGCAGGTATGTAAATATGATTCGTAAAATGATGTGGCTGGATCCAGCCGTTTGTGATAAATTTCAAGAATATTTTGATCAAGGTGAGTTTATAGACGGTAGTAATACTGGTACTAATAACAGAGAAATAAAGAGAACTCAACAATTAAAGGATGATGATAGTGCTATTGAGTTGTGGGAAGACAATTTATGGAACTCTCCTTTTGTATCAGCTCTTTGTGTGAAGAGAACAACAGGACCAATGTTTGTTAAGTATACTGAGAGTGATGGAGGTCACTATGATTTCCATAATGATCTACCTATTATGAATAGGAATCTAAGATCAGATTATGTGATGATAACAGCAATCAATAGTCCTGATGAATATGAAGGTGGTGATCTTCAGGTTAGATTTGGATCTGAAACATATAGTTATAGACTTAACAAAGGTGAATGTATATTATTTGATCCAAACTTATGGCACAAGGTAACACCTGTGACTAAAGGAGAAAGAAGAGTATGTGTTACGTGGTTACAAACTCTAATACAAGATGTATTCATTCGTGAGTTATTATATGATTATCAGGATCTACAATTCTATGCAATCACTTCTATTGATAAGAATAAGTGGACACATGATATTGAACCTACTACATACTTTAACCAGATAAGATATAAATTAATAAGACAGTACTCATCAACTTATGATGATTAACATAACTCCTATGGACTATAAAGCACTACAAAACACACTCAGCGATTATTCTAAAGCATTAGGATTACCAGTATTATGGTATGATGCTTCAAAGATAAGATTGTTAGAAGCTGCAGGTGATACAGCTAAGATTAATACCATTTGGACATGGTATGAAGGATTCATGTCTGATCCACTGTTATCAGAGTTTAAGAATAGTACTTATGGTACTCTAAGATATAGTAGTATAACTACAGCACAGTCAGATGCAGAGGACTGGTTTCCTAAGGCTAGTCTCTGTCCTGATGCAGATCATTATGTTTATGCTTGTATCTTTAATGAGTCTGGTTCTCTTGCGTGGGAAAACGTGGGGTAGTATCAATATGATCTGGTGCTAATTGAGTTACCATCCAACTCTTGTGTTGTTGATAGTAACCATGATATTGCATAGATATTGGATAACCTTCTAGTTCACAGTTGAAATAACCGTGTGGTTCTAGCCAAGGTAATTCAGTATCTTTTTTTGCGGTTATATAAGCTTCACCTTGTGATATTTCATATGGTAGATTATATTCTACACATGCAGGTTCAAATGGTTTCCATCTCCATACATTATACATGAGTGTAATTCTAGTTTCATCTATCAAGGATCCAAAGTTTGCTGGTACTCCATGATAGTATGGTATAGACCAATTGATGTGCTTACCTAACTTAGGTGCAGACCAGAATGTCCAGTTATTATCACCAGTAATATGTCCGTCTGTATTAGTCCAGTCATTATAATGGTCTATCAATACAGTTGGTTGACCACTATCACATAAGTATGTTACACTAGAGAATGGTGCTGCATGTACTTCATTAGTTTTCTCAAGTCTATCGACATCAACATCTGTATGGAATCTCCAATCACTCTCGATAGTTTTATGTTCTCTTATCCACCACTCAGCACCAACATAACTATGAAATAGGTTATGCTGTCTTGATGATTTGAATATGAAGCTCTCTATTATATTCTGTGGAGATCTATTGAAATCATACCACCATGTAAGCTTTTGCTCTGGATCAACTGCTAGGATGTTCTTAGCCTCTACTTGCAGATCCTTAGCATTAGAGAGATAACTACTATACGATTCAACTGTCATGATTAATAATCAAATACATCCATTGTTTCCTACTGCTATTTACCAGTGTAGCATAGATGGTAACTGGAATGATTTGTTACACAGTAAGACTGAGTTTCAATTCGATCCAGATTTACCTGGTGATAATACTATTACAGGTGAGACCAGAGATAAATGCTTGTTGCATCATGAGGAAGATCTTAATGACTTCTTCTTTACTATCTCTAGTCAAATAATTGATTGTCTTGATGGTGCTGGTATTAGAACTGATAGATTATCACCACATATAATGAAAGCATGGTTCACAATTGTGAATGCTAAGGATAATATGACCATGCATACACACGCATGTTCTGATCTATCATTCGTATACTATCTACATGCACCACCTAAAGCAACACTATCATTTTATACTCCATGCAACCCAAACTGCTATACTGAGGGTATGATGGATCCCAAGAGTGAAGAGAAGACATTAATAAGCAGTCAAAACTTCATAACGTCCAATAATTACACCATTTCAGTTGCAGCAGGTGATCTAGTGGTCTTCCCATCAAATCTAAATCACTATTTTAAGGGTGATTCAGGGTCAGGTACATACATTAGGTCAGTTGCTGGTGATGTGAAACTGGTATTGAACCCAGATCTCACTGATTTTGATACAGGTATGATACACTTTGATCATTGGAGACGGTTCTAAGTGTGTGCACTTCAACAAACTGGCACACACCCCCTTGCGAGGGTCAGATTCTGATGTATAGTAAGGAAGTCGTTAAGGGAACAACCCTATGAGTATCTTCGATCAACTAGAAGCAGCAGTTAATGGTGACGAGCTATTAGCAGCTATTGAACAGTACATTGTAGATTATGGAGCAAACTAGTTTAAAGAGTAAACTCACTGCTGCTGAGTTGGACTTCTTACTCGATATCCTCATGTCGGTTCGAGATCCTAAGATTGCCCACTCAGCAGCCTCGTATGGGGTAAACACTCGTACAGTCGTAAAAAAACTCGGTGCATTAGCCGATCTCGCTGAAGGAATTCACAATGATTTCAACAATTGATCAAGTATTATTAGATCTAAGCTATTGCTTTAATGTATGTGGTATGAATGATACCCATGCACATCAGTACTTAGAAACATGTGATAGTTATGGAGTGAGTGCTGAATATTTTGATGCTGAGTTTTTAGTGACTGGTGAACCAGAGGTTCATGATCCTGAGCATCTCAGTATTGAATCATTCAATGCTATTCATGGTATCTATTTTGAGTACGAGTAACTAATCGTTACTACAATCTAAAGACATCATAAAAGATTCACGTATTGTAGCGGTTGTGTCTTAAAATAGAGACAATCAATTTCTAAATAACAAAAAAGGGAGGAGTATGAAGGATCAGAACTCTCTTGGATATTCCCTCACATCATATGAGAAGTGGGATAGAGCCAAGGGTATACTTCTTGAGTCATTGTACAAACCTGATCATCATTTGAGATCATGTGCACATAACCAAGAATGCTTTGAAGAGATTATACAGATTCGTGATCAAATTATTGAACACGTACAAAATATGAGTAATCCTATTACAGAGTATAGTAAGATTCCTTCACGCTATTAATATGGATGAGATTAATGTTAAACTCACCCATGATGATTTCTATCTTCTACAAAGAATTGTAAGTGAACACAATTCAGATGTAGAGAGCATTATAAAGGCGTTAGATGACGCTGAGATGGACTTATCTTACGATGAGTATGTGAGAGATACACCTGCTGGTGAAGCAGTATCTAGGAGCGAATTTGAAACATTATTGTTATCAGATTCATTTGCACCCCCTGAACCTGTTGAATTGGAGGAAAATGTATGAGTGGCGACTATTTCACGCATGAAAACCAACAATCTGTTCTCATGGATAATGATAAACATGAGAAAGTATCTACGATGGTAGAGCTCACAACATGTGAGATAAGGTATTTAATTCATGCTATGTGGGAAGTAGATCCAGTATCATCAGTTAAACTAGCAGGTCGTGCTGGTATTGATGATGTTAAGCTCGAACAACATTTAACTAAAGTATATCGTAGATCAATTAAAGAGTAAACAAACCATTTTATCATGTATAAGGCGTTACCTAACTGTTTACACGTAAAGGATAGCTCTGTCTCTGGACAGGGCTTATTTGCTTTGGAGGATATACCCGATGATGTTTATCTTGGTATATCTCATGTAGTAGTGGATGAAGAGATTATGAGAACACCTATTGGTGGTTTCGTTAATCATAGTGATGATCCTAACTGCACTAAAGATCTTGAAGAGATGGAGTGGGGTAGAATATATCATATGAGAACTATTAAACCAATTAAGA